GTGAAGAAGAAGTCTTTGTTTCGAGCATCACATTTGCTTGGAAGTATAACGAATTCCATTACGCTGAATTTGGCTATCAAGGCTTGCATCTATTAAATAAAGATGCTGATGTATTTAAGAATAAAGTCTTTGTTGGATATAGATTAAAATTCTAATCACACACTTATTTTAAAGGAAGACTATCGTAGTATTCTTGATCCTTTTTCGAAAGCGGTGAATCGTACGGATTACGGTTCAACTGATATTCTAAATAGGCATATAAGGTAAAGCAGACCAAAGGCACTACTACAAATCCAGATAATATCAATAATGCAACTAATCCATTCATGGTATTAACCTCCAGCAAAAACATTAGATGAACCTGCAGCTACTGATGTACAACCTGATATACCATCACCAACTCTTCCGCAGCCTTTCGTGTTTACCTTTACCGTGCTTGATCCTGCAGTGATTGGAGCAGCGTGCGCTGGACAAGGAGAACCAGGCAAAAGGTGCACAGTATTTACATCACCTTGTCTTGAAACAGGAATTCCGTTTGCAAACACATTTCCGCTACCGACTGCTCTCACCATTCCACTACAATGAGCCACATCTGCATCTCCTATTCTTGTTACTGCTGGCATATTATTATTTATTCGTCTGGCGGATAGAGTTCTGTCAACTTGTTTGCGAATGTTGTAATATCAGTATCTATTACGTGTGTTATAGTATCCGTGTGTGTGCCAGCGTTATAGACAACTGAAACGCTATACGTTATAGTTACTGTCCGTCGATTATCTTGGACTGCATTAAACACGGTATGATCAGAAGGCACGGCTGCAAAAGAAGTGCTCGTTGTAGGTTGAACAATAGTTGGAAATTCTTGTTTTTTTAGTTCAAATTCTGCAGTAGTCAATTCTTTTTCCGCTTCTACTTCAAAATTAGTTTCGACTACATCTGTAGTACTAGGATCGTCGCCATAAACGCCATCCTTTAGCATTGAACTTTTTCCTACAGGAAATGATTTAATTATATCCTGAAGAAACGCTTCTTCATAACTACCTGAAAAAGCAATTGACGAAGTGGTTGTAGAAATAGTCACACCACTATCTGATTGACTTGGAGTTACAGTGATTGATGAAATGACTTCAGGCGGTACGCCATCAACCGTAACACTTACGGTTTCACTAAAGTTTGTGTTTCTAACTACGTTAGCTAAATCATTAGTTGATAAATTAATTGCCATTTTTGCTTCTTTCTAATAGCTCATTCAATTTAGGAATAAATGAATGTATTTCTTCATGTTGCTCATCTGTGTGAGGAGGCTCTGGATAATCGAATTCACAACGTATTACTTCATCTATTTGAGCAGGGATATCATCATAATCACTATATCTCTTTACCTCACTTCCAATTAGCACTTTAAACTTACCTTTCATACTCTATATTTATATATATCTAGCTATCAACAACTTATAAAATAATCCCGCGAAGCCGAAAGCTAAGTACCTGATAACCAACAACTTAACGCTTGGAGCCGATTTTGGGCTGAAAATCCCCTTTGTTTCGAAAAAAAAGTGAAAAAAAGTGCACTCGCAAGTGGTTGGTTACTAGGGACTTAGCTCGTGAACCGAAAAAAAGTGATAAAAACGGTTCACATACCGCCTTTTCTATGGTATAATAGTTATTATAACAATTACTCAAACAATCAATAAAGGTTAAAAAATTATGGCTAAAACAACAGATCCCAAGAAAATCGAAAAACTCAATCTCATCAAAGGTGTCCTTGAAGGATACGGTACTTCTACAGTACGCCGTGCAGTTCTTATTGAAGGTGCTGCTGGTGTAGGTCTTATCGAAAAGGACACATACCCAGTAATGCGGGAGTGGACAAAGGACTCAAAGCGTGGCTTCTACGTAGTAGCTGCAATGCTTCGAGAAATCGAAACTAAGCTTACTGGTAAAATTCTTACCAAAGTAGTGAAACGCAAAACGGAAAAAGCTGAAGATGCTACTGATTGGGTTATTCCTTACACTGACAAAGATATCAGCGAGGAATTGTCTCTTATGGGCACAACAATCTCCTCAATGTAATTCACACTCACTCACTCAACAAAAGGTTAATTATGGCAAAAATCGTACAAACTCAGTATCGTGACAACTATGGCTCCCACAATTGGGACGGCACAGGGGAATGCCCTCAGCATTGGAAGAACAAGGGTGGAAGCACCTATGTTGTCCATAGCAAAGATCAACTCACGGACGACGACCTCGCCGAAGTGATTAACCACTCGAATGATTATGATGAAGAGTACATCATGCACATCGAGGAATACGATCCTCTTAACGAGGTATTCGAAGACTGGCAAACTCGAATACAGATTACCATCGCTGAAGATGGTTCGATCGTCCAATCTAACACAAGCGGCCCAGAAGACTTACGTCGTGGATTAGCTTCTTACTCTCACACATGGGAGTACGCTAATGCGGCTGATCGTCATAGTGGTAATTGCACAGAGTACACCGTGCAATACCTTTTCAAAAACGGAATGACCGCAGATAGCGAAGAGGAAGCTCATAAGATATTTGAGCACCTTGATTCACGAGCAATGGCTTAATTATGAAAAAACAATTAATATATTTACTTACAGCGTCAGCCGCATTTGCTACGATCAATGGCGATAGACCTGACTTAATCATAGACGAAATAGACGTCATCAAACCTCATCGCTTGGTGTACGACTCTTGTCCGTATGCTCATGATATCATCGTAGCGACCATCATCATGGAAGCAGGTGGTGAATATCACGTTGGAGCGCTTGAAGGTGTCTATGAGGTGATAATGAATCGTGCTAAAAAGCGCAACAAGACACTTGCTCAGGTATGTCTACAAAGAAAACAATTCTCTTGTTGGAACGGAAAAGCTGATGGCATAAAAGCACTAGAAGATACGATCGCTAAAGCAAAGAAACATCCACGCTGGCAAATCGCTCACGCTGTCATTGGCACTCAAACGAATTACACCAAAGGAGCTGACCACTACTATGCTGATTACATCGCCGAGCCGTATTGGGCCTCGAGTATGAAAAGGACAGTCAAGATCGGCAAACATATATTTTTCAAATAAACCATTTACATTCACTCAAACTTAGATTATAATTAGATTATGAAAACATTCGCTTATATCGTATTAGCACTCAACATTGGTATTATACCAATCAACTACATCGCAGGAAGTCTAACGTCTTCCTCTTTAATTCTCAACTTATCAGTTTCTGCTCTAATAATCGTAAACTTATTGGAGGTATGTAATATATCTCGCAAAGACTAATGTACACCAATTCAAACAGGCACCGTATGACTAAAACTAAACTCGATAGACTTAAAGAAGGCGACGACATCTTATATTCCTGTGGCGACATGGTAGGTAGCGGCACAGTATTTAAAATTATGGATGGTGAAGATATCATTGTTCAAACTGGAAATGGAGGACGAGGATTAGAGTACATAAATAAGTCTCAAGTCATCTTTAAATAAAGGTGTACAAATAATTCAATCTGTAGTATAATAGTATCTATGAAAATTAAAACAAGAAAATTTCAAAAGAATGGACAGGTAGCTGCTATCGATGGAAAGTACACGGGTGAAGAAGCTACGTGGATTGGAGTCGATACTAAAGAAGCATACGACAAAAAACTGTCAAAGGCTCTTAACTTTTATAACTACTACCTTGATCGTGATGACTACATCCCTATCATTTATGACTATATGATTACTCAAGGGTACAATCCAAAGCAGTGTAAGCTTATTCAGAAGGTGCCTAAAACCGCAGGTGAAGTGTCTCTTACTGGTAAGCTATGTCGAATGTTTAACATGGGCTCACCTGATTATTACAACTATAGAAAGCTTGTAAAGACTAACATCGCATCGATGCTTAATCAGGCATCTTCAGTAGAAGATAAAAAGGTAAAGGTAGATACCGATGCTCCAGCAAAGCCTAACGTTCATGAAATCATGAAAGAAAAGGTAAGGAAATCTATACTATGCGAACTTGAAGGTATGCTTGATTCTTGGTGTACAGACGATACAAAGGTAGTCAAATTCCCATTGGCTTCTGTTATGCGTGGTGAAAACATTCCAGTTTCAGCGACAGGTGAAGTCAAACAATGGTTGACTAAACACCGTGACGAATATAACGAGGCGTTTGAAAAGACGTGTGATCAAATGGTGGAAGGCTATTCTTATCTAGGTAAGCCAGCACTCCGCAATCGTATTAAAGCACTAGATGATATGCTAAATGAATTAGTACTTTACAAATCAAGTAAAGCTTCAGCACGTAAACCACGTGTCAAAAAGCCTAAGTCAGCGATTAAGCAAATCCAAAGGTTGAAATACTTAAAAGAATCGAAAGATCATGCGATACAATCATGTGATCCTACACGAATCATTGGGGCAAATAAATTCTTTGTCTTTAATACCAAGTATCGTAGGCTTACGGTGTTTAACGCACAAGGTCGTGATGGATTTACCATAAGTGGTACATCAATTAAAGACTTTGATGAAACTACTTCCTTTGCTCTCACGCTACGAAAGCCGGAAGATTACCTTCCAATCATCGCAGCTAGGACAGAAAAACAAATTGAGAAAGCGCTTAATGAGTTAAAAACAAAGCGTAAATCCGCGAATGGTAGGATCAACCAAGACACTATTCTTATAAGAGCAATATGAGTGAAAGAATACCAAAACAAAAAGTAACGTTTAAACCTTCTATCACAAAAGAAGAACTACGTTTACAAGTCGAAAAATTAGTATCACACGATGCTATGACTTACACTGAAGCTATTATTGAAATATGCGAAAGGAAACATATTGATCCAGCTGACATGGCTAAGCTTGTCAAAGGGCCATTGAAACTTAAACTAGAAGTCGAAGCGATGGATAGAAATATTATAAAACGAACGACGGGAACACTATTTTAATGGACGGCTATCAAGCATACCAAATTTACCAATCTCTTAAGTTACACTTTACTTCTGACTACGATGCAGTAAAGTATAACTATAAGACTGCAGTGAAGCGGGTAACGTTTGAAAGGCGAAGAGATAGATACTTTTTTGAAAAGCTGTCACGTAAATTCAGACAAGAAAAACTTATCCATTGGTTTACTGCTAACCTCATTAAAGATCCTAATGGTTGGATTGGCAAAATGAATGATTCTGCATACGATGAATACGTTGCACGACAAGATAAGTTATCGTATATGTTTACACAAGATATGAAATTTATGGCTGATCAAGAATATTCGTTTGACCAGTTATGCACAACCACTGATAACAACAGTAGAAATCCTTTGTTAGAATCACTACGAGCTGAAGAGATTAACATAGAATCTGTTGTGCTGGTAGATATATTAGTCAACTTTCTTAACCGCCTGAAGAAGGATCTAAGTGATCCCTTAGGTATAAATAAAGATCTGATTAACTTAGTACTTAAATACAAATTAATCATGCTACAGTCTCCATTACCACGAACTAAGCTGAAAGAAAAGTTGCTTTTAACCTTTACACATCAGACAAACTATGGTAATATAGATTCTGTCAGTTAATGGTAAACTCTATACATTGTGCAATACACTGTAATACTAAAACAAAATAAATAAAATACAAAATATGTCGTTCGCAAATATGAAACAAAATCGCAATGATGCGATTTCTAAACTGGTCGCAGCCGGTGCAGGTAATAGTGAAAAGAAGTCCTACGGTGATGACCGTATGTGGAAACCCACTGTAGACAAAGCAGGTAATGGCTATGCCGTTATTCGCTTCCTACCCGCTGGTGAAGGTGAAGATCTTCCTTGGGTACGTTATTGGGATCATGGATTCAAAGGATCCACCGGTCGTTGGTACATCGAAAAGTCTTTGACTTCTATTGGTCAACAAGATCCTGTGTCTGAATTGAATTCTCAATTGTGGAACACAGGTCGTGATGAAGATAAGGAAACAGCACGTCAGCGTAAGCGTCGTCTGCACCACGTCTCTAACATTCTTGTTGTCTCTGATTCCGCTAATCCTGAAAATGAAGGTAAGGTATTCCTTTATGAGTATGGTAAGAAAATCATGGACAAGATCATGGATGTAATGCAACCTCAGTTTGCTGATGAAACTCCAGTCAATCCATTTGACTTTTGGGCCGGTGCAAACTTTAAGCTTAAGATTCGTCAAGTTGAAGGCTATCGTAACTACGATAAGTCTGAATTTGATAGTGCTGTAGCGCTATTCGATGGCGATGAAGCACAGCTTGAAGAAGTTTATAATAAGCTCTATAAGCTAAGTGAATTCACTAGTCCTGAATCATACAAATCATACGCTGATTTGAAACAAAAAATGTTCGAAGTGATTGGTGAAGCAGAAGTAGCATCAGGTCTCACAACCTCTCAAACAGTTGAACTAAATACTACTAAAGAACCGGTGACGGGCAATTCGGTTGAGTCTCCTATTATCGATACACCAAATATCGGTGAAGGTGATGATGGTGACGGTGAAGATACTTTGAGTTATTTTGCAAAATTAGCTTCACAGTAAATAAACTAAACAACTAACTAGAAGGAGTGGTCTTATTGGCCACTCCTTTTTTCTTTATAATAACCGTGTTAAGCTATAGCGCTTTTCTTTTCGTATTTCTTCAATTAAAAGAATAAAGACTTCATCAAACTCGTCGAGTATTTCGTTAATGTTTTTTACATCTGATTCAAGTGACTCAACTTTATTTTCTAAATCGAGTATTTGTTGAGACTGCAGATAGAAACACACAACAGTTGTTACTGCGAGAATAAAAAGAATGAGTTTTGATATCATAGTTGTTACTTACTTATGGCCACTCCTTTTTTAGAAGTCGGCCACGGCTGCAGAAAGTGCAGCATTGCTGTAATCCGTTGGACTTTCTACGATAGTCATAGGAGAATTATTTGTAGTAGTAGTTGAAGTACTACTCATAACTGATCCTGCTTGTCGTTGTTCTCTTGCTTGATCTCTTTGAGCCTGTGCCATATCCAATCCAACTAAATCCTTTTGAGCTTCCATTTTCATTGCTTTAGCATCTGCACCAAATTTCGGCACCCAGCCAAACATATCGCCAATTAGAATCTTTACATTCGCAAAGATTCTTCTCATCATATCGCCTATATTAAATCTGTCTCTTAGATCTTCAATAAAGTCCATTGAAAAAAGATCTTTAACTAATCCAACTAATGGGTCAAACATTCCAGTTATAAAATCTGTCATTCCAGACCAAACCTTTGAAAGTCCACCCTTTATTTTTTCGCCATCAAGAGTAAATATTCCTATGACGATATCTACAAAACCTCTAAAAGCGTCTTTAATACCTTCTAGCATTTTGTCCACTCCGCTTTTAATTGAAGCCGATAAATTATCTAGGCCAAGGAGTTCTGCGATTTTACTTGGAATCCACGCTAGCATTCTCATTACAGATCCAATGAGTCCTTCGAATACACCAATGATTCCTTCTTTAATCCCACCAATGATTCCTTCTTCTTTGTATCCTTTCATGAATCCTTTAACAAAATCAAATACACTCATAAGAATCGTAATTGGTAGAAATACTTTACCAAGAAGCCTTCCCGCGACCTTTGCGAATTTAGTGACTACACCAAAGCCTTGTTTAAATCCTTTTGTGAGAGGTCCAAATATCTTTTTAACGACACCTCCTACTTTTTTTAAGAATCCAAAGAACTTACCTAAAACCCCACTTGATTTGCCTACACCACTAATTACTTTTTTTACTTTATCAAATACCTTTAATACTTTACCAAATGGGCCTTTTCTACTAAAAAAGATTCTTATTCGTCTAAAAAAGTTAGTAACTGGTGAGAATATTTTTCCAAGTCGACCACCTGTTAGTGTATTTAAAAATCTAACTTCGGTCGCAAGTTGTTTGAAGAATGAGACTGCTAAAAAGACTGGTGCCAATATAAGACCAGCCGCTGCGCCTAAAGCGATACCAATAAATTTTAAAATGTTTTTACCTTTTTCTTTGAAACTCTTAGCAAGATTACTTAATCCAGTATCTAAAGATTCAGCCATACCTTTAATACCTTTTGCGATATCTTGAAAAACAGATCTTTCTTCTCTTGATTTCTCAAGGTTTTTAAGATCATTTTCCTTTTGCTGATCAATAATAGGCTTAGCGATTTGCTCAGGATTCGCGAGTTCTACTTTCGTAGATTCGTTTGTAACCGCAACCTTTTGAATTACGCTACTTAAATCCTTTTTTGTTATTGGTGTTTCTTCAGCCATATTTAGTATTCCTTTGTTCTCTTTCCTTTTCTTCTTTTAAGTGTTCCTTTAATAAGCCTACGTATATTTCCCTTTCCCATGGAATTAAATTATCTAGCTCTGTTAAACTATATTTATGGTGTTGGGCCATAGAAAATTGAACTTGATAATAATTTTCTAAATTAATATGAGAAAGGGCTATTCGAAAAAATCACCTAAGCCTCTTAAGGTCCTTTCTTCCTTTTTACCATTCTTAGCTTCATACGAAACGGTGTGTTCTAATCTAGGCATTTCTTCCATCCAATCTTTAATTTCTTCTAATTGGCTGTGTGTTAAAGAATCCACAAATGCTGTAAGTTCTTTAGAACTTGAATCAGCGGATGGATATACATCAGTAGCGTCGTATATAGTATCGATAACAGAAATGATAGATTCCGTGATCACGTCTTTAGAATTAGACGCTCTCTCCATATCTTTTAGGCCAGGCGCTTTAAGTGTTATTCCTACATCAGCAGTAATTTGAATTTTGCTATTGAGTTGTACTTCTCCCTTTACTTCAACCTGCGTAAGATCGATTTCGACAGGAACGTATTCTCCATCATCACCTTCAAGCTGTATTTGCGCTGTTTCACCTACGCTTTTTGCTCTAAGGTTTAAGAATATGTATTCTAGATCATACATCGCCAATTTGTATATATCAAGTTTGTTGAATGTACACGCATCTATGATATCTCTCATAGCGCGGATCATAGCGTTATCGTTATCTTCTTCTTTAGCGATTAAAAGTATTTTTTCTTCTTTTACTAAGAAAGGTCTATATTCAATCATTTCTCCTGAAGAAGGAATCTTTAATGCATATTTTGGTGCTTCAATTACTGGTAGTGCCATAATGTTTTTCAGTTGTTTTGTGTTATATTAGTCTTCTTAAGACGTTAAGTTTATTTCCTATATTGCTAAGTAGAGAGCTTATAGCTCCTTCTACTACAAAGTTATCGTACGCCAATGTGACTTGTAATGATGTAGTAGAGTCAACAGCTTCATTGCTCAACTCAACGCTATTAACACCTGTAGGAAAAGCGTTAATAAGTTTTACTCCATACACAGGCGTGTTTTGCTGATCTAACTGCTGAATTATAACATCTCTCTTATACTCCCGCGGATAATTTACCAAATGCGTATCAACGTCAATCACTGCTGATTGCCAACGGTCAAACATTTTTTTCATATAATAATCATTGGTTAATAAGAAGCTAAAGTTTACATCTTCATCAATGACTACAGTCGGAAACTTTTTAGGGGTTCTATCCATTGAATCATACTCTGAAGTCTGTATTAATCGTCCTGGTAGCGAGCATGATTCGCACAATATACTTATGTCCCGCGGATCATTGACTAATCCGCCTAAACTAAAACTTCCACTTAGCGCAGAAGCTGCCATAGACTGTAAGTCTAAATTCAATAACGTTTGTGAAGGAGGTGTGAATGTTACGCTAAACCTATTAGCACGGGCTATTCCTCCACGTTTACCGATTGTAGCTTTAAACCCATCAATAGTGGTTGGGTTTGTTGTGTTTTTTATGTCGCTTAGTAATCCCATGTTTAACCTTAAAATTGTGTTTTTGAATCTGCCCATACCGCAGCTGATTTTTTCTTCGTAAAGTATTCTGTTGGCATATGTAAAACAATATCCCATTCACTAGCAGGTATTTCTACTATATTCGATCTTACTTGAGAAGTTAAATAGTGTTTAAAGCACGGTTTGTAAAATGATAATTTGTTTGCTCGTTTAAGAGTCTCGTATTTCATTTTAACTCGAGTAGTTTCATCATACTTTTTGTTATTCGTGTAAGACGTAAATCTATCAAAAAATATTGCCCTTTGCTTAGGCGGAAGATAGTGTAAATTCAATCCATAAAAACCACCTTCTGCAGCTCCTACTAAGAATATTAAAGGAAACCTATCGTAATAAGGTAATTCCTTTTTCAACTTAGGATCGTAAAAGTACATAAACATTCTTCCATATAAGCTCTGCTCACTCATTTTGCCTTTGGCTGTTTTCTTAAAACTAGGATTTTTTAAAAGCTGTGAACGATTTACACCTTTTACTTCCTTTAATTTTTCCTGAAACCACTTTTTCGCCTCGTCGCTACCGCGCTTAAGACCTGCGCTCAATGCTTCAGCTTTTACTTTATCGATAAACGTTGTTGCCATACTATCTATTTATAACTTACGTAAGCAACTTTATACCCAAACCCTTTAAAGTTTCTTCTGTCCAAACCTGGAATATCATCCCTCTTTTATGCGCAAACTTTGTAGCTGCTTTCCACTTAGATTGGTTCTTACCATACGTCATGACTTCTCTTAAATACTTTTTTGATTTACGACTCTTTTGTTTAGGCGGAAGAGTCTGTGCCTTTGGTTTTATTTCGATTAGATAACACTTTCCGTCTTTCATTCTAATGAATAGATCAACAAAGTATCTGTGCATTTTATTATCTGTTTGACAGCGATATCCTACTACTACCTCTTCAGAGCTCCAACCTATAATAGATGGATTACCATCGCACCACTTAAAGGCCTGTCTTTCCCACAAAGAACGGTATTTTATTTTATTAAAATCGCCTTCGTATTTTTTAGGATTCTTAACTTTATATCTGCCGGAATAAGCCATGATTTCATTATAAATAGATTTAACTAAAGGTATTTATATGTCAATTATTTCTAACACAATACAAAATGCATCAACTGGATTAGGTGGAGTCGGTAAAGGTAATGAAGACTCAGCAACACTGGAATTCCCATTAGATTTAGAATTATCGCAAAGGCCAGTTATAAGATTTGTATGCTTGCCGCACGATACAACTAAAAAGATAGAATCGATATGCTTGCCGTGTCCAGGAAATGTGACCTTTACAGACGCTGCAGAATATGCTACTATCAATATGGGCGATATAGCTGCAGGTGCTGAAGTGATTAACGCTTTTCAACAAGGTGGTTCTATTACAGATAAAATCGGTAAAGCGGCAAAAGAAGCGAAAACACAAGCTGGTTCAGGTGGATCTTTAGGCGCTAAAATGTTATTGGCAAAGAAACTAGGTATGGAAGGTGTATCGAGCGCAATTGGATTCGCTGCAAAACAAGTACTCAACCCTAGAACAAATACCACATTTAGTGGAAATACTTTAAGAAATTTCCAATTTGATTTTAAAATGATTGGCCAAAGCCCTGCTGAAGTAAGAGCGATTGATCGTATACAAAATACCTTTAGGCATAACACATACGCTAGTGAAGTGGGTGGCAGAAAACTATTATTGCAGTATCCTGCCCAATGGCACGTAGAGTTTTTAGATGGCAATATGAATGAATTGGAATATATGCCTAAGATATTCGCGTGCTATTTAACTACTGCTGCTTGCACCATTAATGCAGAAAATAACGTATGGCGAACAGATATGTCACCACACGAAGTTTCTGTATCGCTATCATTCCAGGAAACTAAGGTCCTTACACGTAATGAAATGGAAGATCTTGAAATGAATAGTAATAGAGAAAATGCAGACACCAGATTCATGGAACAACAGGCTGATCAGTTAGTACAAACACAGCAAAAGGTTTTAAAAAGCGTGATAGCTGAAGCAGCCGAGGCTAAGCGAAAAATGAAAAATGATTAATTATGGCATTCTTTAAACAATTTCCCAAAATACAGTATAGCATCAATAATGACGGTATACAGAACACTATCACTGACATTTATCGCTATGTTGATGTGGTCGAAAAGTTTTCAAAAAACGTTTTAGCTTATTCACAGATAGATGTGTTAGATGGAGAACGCCCTGATAATTTGTCACAGCGGCTGTATGGAACACCTGATTATTATTGGACTTTCTTTTTAGCAAATGATATTTTTAAAGATGGCTTAGCAGCTTGGCCTAAGGCACAAAACGAATTAAGATCAAAACTACAATATGATTTTAAAAACGTGTCTGTAATTCGTATGCCTTTTTTGGATGTCGGTGCAGATAGTCCTATTTACACCATTACAGAACTGCCGATTGAGAAATACGAAGACTACTTACAACTAAGAATTGGATTTACGAATACAGTCATAAATGGTGAAGCTTACGTTGTTTACGCATCAGCACCAATTATACATTATGATCCTTCTAATGCACAGGTTTGGATAGACAATTCAAAAATAACGGCAGTAGGTGATGCTGCTGTAAGCAATACTATATTACAAGGTTTTCAGAAAGAGGCGCAGCGTGCTTTCACTGACAACATTCCTAATTCTAATTTCCACGTAAAGTTCATAAATCCTGAAACTATAGGTACAACATCTTACGTTGCAGTTGATAGGCTTAGAGCGCTGTGGTTACAAAGTATGAAAGAAGCTATTTCGCTGTTTAGAGCAGGAACAACTATTGCAATCGATGCTTCTAATGGTACTTTTAAAGAAGAAGACTACACTCTTCTTGCGAGTCAAGCTTGGCTTGATGGAAAATTAGCTCCTGCATATTATTATGATCCATTGAATATAGACGAAAGAACCACTCAATACTCCTCACCAATCGCGGCCACCAATTATATTTCGATTGAGCAAGATCAAATTGAAAAAAATGACGCAAAGCGAAGAATTAAGTACGTCTTGCCAGGGTATATTCAAAGCTTTGCTAAAGAATATAGAAATTTACTAAATGAATAGAAATAGTTATGCTGATTCAAAAGGTAATTCGACAAGAACATCCGGTTTTGAATTAATTAAAGTCGAATGTACCAATGTTAACGGGTTGACTAAAGATATTAAAGGCCTAGTTGGATATACTAAAATACACGAAGGCTTATTTAATCCTACGCTAGTATTAGAGCTAGGCATCCGTGATGAAAGTAACTTTTTTGAAGAGTTTAATATCACTGGTAATGAGGTAATTGATATCGAAATAGAAACTAAAGCTCTTGATCTTGAGCAGACTATTTCACTTAGGTTTTTCGTAGTAAAATACGAAGATTTCGTAAAAGGTAACGATGGCCAGGTTCAAGTATATACTCTCACTGCGGTATCAGAGTTTGCTTATATCGCTCCATTGAAAACTATTTCGAGGTCAGTGTCTGGTAATTCGACAAATATAATCGACAAAATATTCAAAAACGATTTAAATACTGGAATAGTCATACATGGCGATTGTTTATCGACATTTGATGGTATCATACCAATTAGCAATCCCTTAAAGGCTGCTAATAGAATTAGAAAGATGTCATTTGATTCTAATAATACGCCTTATCTGATGTATCAAAGGTTAAATGGTCTAGTCTACTTAACCTCTTTGTCCTATCTTACAGATTTAGAGGAGAATCCAGTGTATAAATCTATTAATCACTCATCACAGATAGAATCAGATTCAAACACACCTGAAGAATTTTTTGAAAGAAGTACATCTATGACTGAACTTTCGTCTAAGATTAATATTTCTCCTAGCTATCAGGCAAAGTTAGGCCAATACGCTTCGGAAAATAGATACATCGATATTGGTACTAAAACATACCGTAAACACATTTTTAACGCGCAAGAGCATTTAAAGGCAGCGAATACTATTTCAAAAAGATTAGACAACCAGGATAAAGAACAAACCACAAATAGTTTAAATGAAACTACGAACGCTTTTGAAAAAATACCGAGTGCTAAAATAAACTATCAATACGTAAACAAATTATCGTTCGAAGGGTTTAATACTGTCTCGTCACTTGCTGAAAAAAATAAACACTTATCAGAAGCTTACTTATCTGCTTACGATGTGTGTACACATAAGTTTTCTTTATTCGGTGATCCTTTATTAAATCCAGGTAGATCTTTAAAATTGCTTTTTCCAAAGGCTACTGACCCTGCTACCTATAAGGAAAATACAAAAAAATCAATAACTGAACAATACGATAAGCTTTTATCAGGTAACTATTTAATTTTTAGCACCACACACGTATTTAAAGACAATGTATACACTACTGAGTGTCTTGTAAAAACAGACTCGCTCAAAGAGGAGACTAAATTATGATAACATCAAAATTCTTTATAGGCGTAATAGAAGATGTAAACGATCCTTCTGAAAAGAATAGAGTTCGCGTACGTATCTTTGGTAAACACACCGAAGATATAACAATGATTGACACCGAAGACCTTCCATGGTCAAGCGTAGTCATGCCGTGTACCGAAGGTTCAATATCAAACATAGGTTCAAGTCTCGGTTTAGTTCAAGGCTCATGGGTAGTTGGTATATTTACTGATCCTGCAACAGAAAACGATCCTCTTATCATCGGTTCTTTACCTTCTGAATCTACGAAGAGACTTCCGTCTGACGGATTTTCTGATCCTGATGGTGTACATCCTTATGAAAATGGTAATGATCTACCAAAGGCAGCATCATCTACTCAATACGCACTTGATACTGCGTATCGTGCAAAGGCTTCAAGTCATATTACGACTATTGCTACTGCAACTCCTCCTAATATTAAAACCTTTCCAGATCCAAAGCTGGCTGCTGACTATCTTGAGCCAAAGACTTACGACCTCCCAAATCCTAAAGACAATGTAAGGCCTGCTTATCCAAACAATAAAGTAACTCGTACAGAAGGTGGCCACACCTATGAATCAGACGATACACCTAACTTCGAGAGAATATCAGAAGTGCATGCACCGTCTGGCACTTATCGCGAAGTCATTGCTGATGGTACAACTACTACAGTTATTCAGGGTAAAAACTATAAAGTAGTCGCTGAAGACGACAATATTTATATTAAAGGCAACTGCAATTTAACAATAGATAACGATTGTCGAACACTTATTAAAGGTAACTATCACCTCGAAGTTGAAAAGGATTACACTGTTAAAGTCAAAGGCACTATTCGTACAAAAGCCTTACAGACTGTCACCGAAATCGCGCAGAACAGCGCAATCAACATTGGCCAGAAGTCTATTGTAAACATCGGAAACAACGAAAACAAAACCATTTGTGGTAATTTAAACTTTGTTGTAAAGGGCGACTCGAATCGTACAGTTATTCAAAATTCATGTGAAACAATCGCGGGTGCTCTTAATTTACAAGCAAAAGAGGCCTCTAAAATCTCTTGTGGTGGTAATATTAACGTAAATACAACTTTAGTTGACTGTTCAGGTGATGTATTTGCAGGTGGTGGTAATGTTTCTCTTATTACTCATAACCACCCTCAACCAAATACAGGGGCCGATGCTGTTGCTCAAGGTAATACTTTTTCATCAATACCCAATACAGGACTCGGTAGGTAAACAATTATGTCATATCATTCTTCATCAGGTAATACCTCTAATAATACTACAACTAGTAGTAGTACACCTACCAGCAGCGTCGCTCAAGTAGCACCGGTCGCGACTACTACTACTCAATATAGTTCTGCAGGTGCGTTTATACCACACACGATGTATGATCCTAATACAGGTCAGGCTTATAATGCAAGCACCGAAGCATTACATTTAGAGTATATCGCATTAGGTTATGTACATGAAATGCCAGCACGAGAGGAAGAGCCTACTAAATTTGGTGAGACAACTGTACAGCTACAAATACAGTCAATTATACCAGTACCTTCGAATTTTGATAGTAACGGATACCCTCGCACTGTAACATACGGAGGTGTAATCCTTACACGCACCGAAGAGTCTCGAAAAGAACAGGTCACCGCACTCATAAAAGCCACCTCGTTAGCGACGAACGCGAATTATGTACAGTTAGATACTGTAAGAGTACGCGCGAAGCAAGATGATGTAGACGCCGATCCTACAATTACACTTGGTGAAGAGATTATAGCTAGTACAGCAGCCGACATGTCACGACGAGCACCTGGTCAAGGTATGTTTATGTTTGGTGATAGTCTCGAAAATATGCCAACTGGTGTTTCGTATCAATGGCCACACGGATATCAGTATGCACCAGCTACGACCGCTCACAAATCTGTTGTAACTATACAGCCACCGAAAGGCCACTCACTTTCCGAAATTAATGCACCGATCGGCCTGCAGCCGCCACAATATGGTATTTCGCTATCACAATATACAGAAACCGCGAGAGATTTAAACTATTTGTCTATACCAGTATCAGTAACAAACGATGAAACCTCGTTGTGGATATCTGGCCAGCAAACACATGGTAGTAGTACTGATGCTAATCTATATATAGAAGTTAATTATCCTGTTTACACCTTTTCTAATTTCCGGCAATCATTCTCTTACATGCGTGATCCAGCTAATACTGATATAGAGTATAAGTGGCATGTATCTAAAATAGTATACGACGAAGGTACTGGCACTTTGCTGAATAAAGACCCTGTTATACATATTGGCTCAAAAGCGTCCATCGACCGTGCAGCGATAGTTGTACCAACCCGAGATCCAGAAGGTACCGTAACTTCCGCAGATATATTCGACAAAGGCCAATATAATGGTACAGGCAGACGTACAATGCGTGGTTTAGTCTATACAGGTATGAATCCACCAGATATAATCGTAAGAGTGTCTCAAGAGGCACCTAAGGTTAACGAGTCCACAGGTAAACCAATAGACATAAGAAAGAACGATGGCGGAGATGCTGCGAGTAAATTAGCACTAGCTGCAGGTGTTATAGGTGGTGTAGGTGTAATAAGTAAATTAACCGAGGGAGTTACTAGCTCCCTTACTACAAATGGTCTAACAAGCAATTTACCTGCCTTACCTAAAATAGATATAGACATAAGTAAATGTATCGATATTACTATACCAGAATTAGCTATCGACGATGCACTCAATAAGTTAAAGGGGCAACTCGACGGTGCTGTGAATAAGGCAGGTTTAGATAAATTGATGGGCAAGCTTGACTCTCTTAAGAAGGATGTACTCTCAAAAGTACCACCATTACCGAGTTTTCCGGACTTTGCGTCACAATTAGCAGCGCTTGATCCAACAGATACAAAGGCTGTACAGTTACTTAAACAACGCTGGGGTAATATAGTATCTAATATAGATGATAAAATAGCAGGTGTAAAGGCGTTTGTTTCTGGCATCGAATTACCTGATTTCGATATATGTAAGTTGAAAGAGCAAGAGATACTCGCGGAGATACAGCCGGATGGTACCTATAAGGAAAAGATTATCGCGACTACG